ATGAAACTCATCAGTAATGATCTGCGCGATGGCGATAAGTTGCCACATCGTCATGTCTTTAACGGCATGGGTTACGATGGCGATAATGTTTCACCGCATCTGGCGTGGGATGATGTTCCTGCGGGAACGAAAAGTTTTGTTGTCACCTGCTACGACCCGGATGCGCCAACCGGCTCCGGCTGGTGGCACTGGGTAGTTGTTAATTTACCCGCTGATACCCGCGTATTACCGCAAGGGTTTGGCTCTGGTCTGGTAGCAATGCCAGACGGCGTTTTGCAGACGCGTACCGACTTTGGTAAAACCGGGTACGATGGTGCAGCGCCGCCGAAAGGCGAAACCCATCGCTACATTTTTACCGTTCACGCGCTGGATGTAGAACGTATTGATGTCGATGAAGGTGCCAGCGGCGCGATGGTCGGGTTTAACGTCCATTTCCATTCTCTGGCAAGCGCCTCGATTACTGCGATGTTTAGTTAATCACTCTGCCAGATGGCGCTATGCCATCTGGTATCACTTAAAGGTATTAAAAACAACTTTTTGTCTTTTTACCTTCCCGTTTCGCTCAAGTTAGTATAAAAAAGCTGAACGCGAAACAGCAAAAGCCAATAATATCAATGTGTTAAAATACATTTAGTCTAAAAAATAGACTGCATGATACTACAAAACACAACATATCCAGTCACTATGAATCAACTACTTAGATGGTATTAGTGACCTGAGACAGAGCATTAGCGCAAGGTGATTTTTTGTCCTCTTGCGCTAATTTTTTGTCATCAAACATATCGCACTCCAGAGAAGCACAACACCTTGCAGTCCAGTGCAAAGCTTTGTGTACCAGAGTTTTCCTCATCAACTACCGCAAGTATCGATCGATTGAGACTTGGATGATAGACTTCATACCTTTCAGAACTCATTGATTAAATAAATGTTAAATATATTTGCAAGGTACACCTCGATTGGTGTGCTGAACACACTTATACACTGGGTGGTTTTTGGTGTATGTATCTATGCCGCGCATACCAATCAGGCTCTGGCAAACTTCGCAGGTTTCGTTGTGGCTGTGAGTTTTAGCTTCTTCGCGAATGCAAAATTCACATTCAAAGCATCAACTACAACGATGCGCTACATGTTATATGTCGGGTTCATGGGAACACTCAGTGCTACTGTTGGATGGGCTGCTGATAGATGCGCACTTCCCCCGATGATAACTCTTGTCACCTTCTCCGCCATCAGCCTGGTGTGCGGTTTCGTCTATTCAAAGTTCATTGTCTTTAGGGATGCGAAATGAAAATTTCTTTAGTCGTTCCGGTCTTTAACGAAGAGGCCACGATACCTATTTTTTATAAAACTGTGCGCGAATTTGAAGGGCTTCAGCAGCATGAAGTCGAGATAGTCTTCATAAACGATGGCAGCAAAGACGCTACAGAATCAATAATCAACGAGCTCGCTGTTGCCGACCCGCTTGTGGTTTCGCTGTCGTTCACACGTAACTTCGGCAAAGAACCCGCCCTGTTCGCAGGTCTGGACCATGCTACCGGGGAGGCAATTATCCCGATTGACGTTGATCTGCAAGACCCTATCGAAGTTATTCCTCACTTGATAGAGAAATGGCAGGCCGGTGCAGATATGGTTCTGGCTAAACGCTCTGACCGCTCCACTGACAGCAGGCTGAAGCGTAAATCTGCTGAGTGGTTCTATAAACTTCATAACAAAATCAGCAACCCTCAGATAGAAGAGAATGTTGGCGACTTCCGGCTCATGTCTCGCGAAGTAGTAGAAAATATTAAGCTCATGCCAGAACGAAACCTGTTTATGAAGGGTGTGCTGAGCTGGGTTGGTGGTCGAACCGATGTCGTAGAATATGCGCGAGCAGAACGCGTTGCAGGAAGCACAAAGTTCAATGGATGGAAGCTATGGAACTTGGCGCTGGAAGGGATCACTAGCTTCTCAACATTCCCGCTTCGCATGTGGACCTATATTGGGTTATTTATTGCATGTATATCATTTACATACGGTTCATGGATGATAATTGATAAATTAATTTTTGGTAATAATGTACCTGGATACCCTTCAATTCTTGTATCAATATTATTTCTTGGCGGCATCCAGTTAATTGGGATTGGAGTGCTAGGTGAGTACATAGGGCGTATCTACGTTGAGGTTAAGCAGCGTCCAAAGTATATATTAAAGGGTAATAAATAATGATTTTCAAAAAACAAATTAAATTTATATTCGTGATTTTATTATTTGCGTCATTGTTTATGCTATATCACTTTGCCAGCTTAAACATATTCCCACCAAATACAGATGCGGCAACAGTGCTTTTGCTTGGTAAGGATATGTCAGAAGGTAATTACTTACTTCATGGATGGATGCTATCCACGGTTCCTTTTTACTTTACAGAAGTATCTTTTTATGCGATCGCCTCTATATTATTTGGCTACAGCAGTGAGCTTGCATATATAATACCACCAGCGATGTATGCTACTGTGATATTTTTGATATACAGGCTGTCTACAAATAAATCATTAGCATTAGCGCTAATTATATTCTACTTTGTTTTCCCTGCTGACATGGCTGTTACATCAATGCTTTCAGCGTGCATTCACATGGGTACATACATATTTATCATTGGATGCTTAATATTTACAGAAAAGTATATTAAAACAGAAAATATATTATTTGTATACTTTTCAACCATACTATCCTCTATGGCTATTTTTAGCGATAATATCTCAGTCTATATATACGTTGCACCGCTAACATTAGCAGCAATATTTTTGTTGCACAAGGAAAGAAAAAAGAAATACCTTATTATAATGGCTGGATTGTTTTCTTCATATTTAATTTCCAAGGCGATCGGTTTTTTGTTTTTAAACCTTGGAAGCTTTACATTGCCAGGACTAACAGATGTAAAGATTGTTGAGTATGACAATATTTTAGTTAATATAAATACTGCAGTAAGCGGAACTTTATTGTTTTTTAATGCAAACATATTTGGTGAGCAAATAACACCATCACTGCATCTATTATCTAAAGCAATACGCTTTGCTGGTGTTGTTGCATTAATTTACTTCACTTTCAGAAATCTTTTTAAAAACAGAAGCGTTATTGATATATGTTTGTCATTGTCTATTTTAATCATGACATCTGCTTATATTGGTAGTAACCTCCCAAGAAATATATGGACAATAAGATACCTTGTTCCCGTCTTCATTATGGCAGTAATTCTTTTGTCAAGATCTAAATTTAATAAAAAAAGCATTATTTTATTAATAGCTTTTTTGGGTATAATATCAGGAATTAAAACAATAAATATTAATGGCTCCACTGATAATAGATACAATCAGATGTCATGTATTAGAGAAAAAATCAACGAGCACAAAGCAAATTATGGATATGCCCCTTTCACATTTACTAACTCTGTTGGTGTGAATGGAGACATAAAAATAGCAAATATACTTTTTAATAACAATGAAATAAAAAGAGATAACTGGCTTACAAATAGCGAATGGTATAACAAAGGAAATAATTTCTTTATTCTTGAGAATAAAGAACAATTGAATATTGTGAAGAAAATTTATGGTCAACCTGAAGATATTGAAAGCGTGTGTGATGTGATTTTTGTCAAATACAGAAACCACATTTACGTCAAATAATTATTTGCCCCTGAAGGAGAAGGTTTATTAAAAGAATTCTCCTTCAGGGTAACATGTATAAGTACATAAATTCGCTACATTTTCGCCTAATAATTTGTTTTACTTCAATGATTAATAAACGAAAATAAATTTAAAGTCTAAGTATTAGTACCATCTGCTCTCTGCCATGATGATGCTGTGACGTTATACCATATTGGAAGACCTAGCGTTGTATCGTAGTATTCAACTGGCACAATTGGAGAGACAGGCCTCTGCGCAGTTGTACCATATAACAAAGATGTCAACGGAGAGGTGTAGGCCGCAAACTGACTGATGATGAAAAAAGGCGGCTGAATGCGGTACTCGACTACATCGACGCAGTGACAGCAGTTGATGCTGCCCCTGCGCCTGATATCAACTGGCCCGCTCCCCCGGTTGCGTAGGCCACTCTATTTCGGGTGCCGCTGAGGTATCAACACGGTTCAGCAGTACCCTGTATTTTTTCCACGCCAGCAGTAACGTCTGTTCATCGTCTGTCGCCATTTCCAAATCAACGGCATCCTGCAGCGGTGCTATTGCGTTATTTGCTACGGTCAGTAGTGCTGATTTCTGCAGCTCAGCCTCCGCAACTAACGCGTTGTGAGAGCGTTCTGGGGGAGGTGGCGCGGTAAATACTCCGTCTGAATATGACCAACCGATGCCAGCATCGCCGTTTAACGGAACTAAATTACCAGCCTCTGGTTTCCATTCAGAAATTCCGTCCCAGATAATGACATTAATAACAACGTTATTATCAACAACTGCATAAACATCATTCATTTACATGTACTCCCGAATTACCAGCACGCCATTAGCTCCGTGCCCGCCACGTCCTGACGTGTGTGAATAGCTATTATCGTATGCACCCCCGCCGCCGGAGCCAGAGCAAACTCCAGGATTACCGCTCAGTTGCCCAGCGCGGCCGCCGCCACCCCAATAGCTCGATGCCCCATTGCCTACTAATAGCGCCTGGCCCGCCTGTCCGTCTGAACCGTCTCCGCCTTGTTCAGTTTTATAACCGCCAGAGCCTGAACCACCGAGCCCGCCAGCGGTATTTGTAGCGCCGCCCCATTGCCCACCCTGGCCGCCGAGCGCAGTTAATGTCATGAACGAACTATGACCGCCATTATTTCCAGACCCTGGCCCATTGGCACCACTACCACCGCTACCAATTGTCACTGTATAGGTCCCTGGCCCGGCATCGTTGTCTGTCGCATAAATAGTGGCAAAAACAGTACCTCCGGCTCCTCCGCCAGCCCCTGAAAATGTCTGATTTGCGTTCTCCGCGTTACATCCACCGCCACCGCCGCCCCCCGCAGTCAGAATAACGTCAATTCGTTTTACGTCAGCTGGCCACGTATATGAACCCGACGATGAAAAAACGACAGTTTTGCTGTAACGCCCCGAGCCATCTCCCAAACCAAGGTTTTCGAGAGCCGTTTTCACCGTGCCATCCGATTTGATATCACCAAACGGATTCTTGCGGCTTAACAGCAGCGCACGAAGCGCGGTAAGCAACTGGTCGTGCCGCTCCTTCTCCAGGCTGGCACCGGAGGCCTCCACCACGCTACAAAGTTCTTCCTGCAACATGTCAAAGTAGTCATCATCCAGATCGGTGGCAGGTGTGCCGGTCTGGGGGTTACCACGGGTAAAACCGTTCTTACCCGCGCCGAACTTATCCTTCTGCGCGGTTTTCGTGTCTATACGATGCATGGATTACTCCGGATATTTAAAAATTACGTAGGTATGCGACGGGCAGAGTTTGTTAAGCACACACTCGACAACGGTGTCGCCCCAGATACGCAGTGCGGAATCACAGGGATCGCCACATGTCATCCAGGTGGTGTTGGTGGCAGCTGGCATGTTGACCTGCCAGTAATACCGCCATTCCGGCGCATTCACCGCGCCAGTACAGGCCGATGAGCAGGTGAACGTGCTTTTGTCGTATCGCGTGATGTTGGCATCTGGTCTGCCCAGGGCAGCAAGCTGTGCAAGATAAAAATTCTCGTTGATGCTGCCCGCCAGGTTAACCTTCGCATCCAGCCGTTGCTGACGCTGACGAAGGGTCTGTGTCCCTGCGGGAATACATTCATCCGGCAGACCGCACAGACGCTCCCAGCGGTTTATCAGTTCAGTGGTGGTGCGCGGATCCAGCTCCCGCATCAGGGCATCCGCACGCTGATGAACGCGGGTTAATGACGGTGCCGCACCGGCAATCGCCGGATCGCTGACTGACCACGCCGGACCGGGCGGCAACAGTGCCGACAACAGACGGATATAATCATCGTTTGTCACGTCCATGAAATCGTCCCCAGAACTGCCAGCTCATTTTTTGCAATGGAGATATTGTCCGCCGGGGCAAGCAACTGATGGCTGTATTCCCCGTTCGCACCGGAAATCGCTTCACTGATACGTGACACCTTCAGTTCTCCCTGCGGATAACCATCACGCAGCAGGAACGAACGCAACTCCGCGGTGATGGCGGCTCGTATTTCCGGTGTATCCGGCGTCACACGGATATGAAAATCCACTTTATGCGCCACCGGCCTGAATACATACAAATCAGAGCCTGCCACCGGGGCCAGTGGCCCGATATGTTGTCTTGCCGCCGTTTCCGTTGATTCTTCCGGAATGGGATTAATCAGGTCACTGCTGGCAATCATCACACCGACAGTTCCCGTTCCCATCCAGTGACGGTATGTCCATGCGCGGGTAATGCCGGGCACTTCTTTAGCCCAGACGACATAGTCCCCGTCAGCCCCGCCCTGAGGCGTCCAGTAATACCGCTCAATGACGCGGGCGCGCCACGTTTCCAGCTCTTCAGTATCAAATCCACCTGTCAGGGTATCTGCCACGCCGGAAGACGGCAGACCATTCACCGGCGTGACCAGGATTAATGACGTACCGTCGTCAGCGTTACCGACCGCGCCTGCACTTGAGCAGGCGATCGGCACGCGCAGGACACCACCGGAGCTGGTTGCATCGGCAGTTGCCGTGTACTGAACCAGGTCATCGCGCTGAATCACGCTCCCGGCAGTCACCTTCAGGCCATCGCTGACACCTTCCCAGCGCATATACCCGCTGGCAGCCGTGGCCCCCTTGCGCGGACACCGTTTCATCGCAGCATGTCGCGCCAGCCAGGACTCATCGCACAGGTCAGGCAGCATATTCATTGCCAGATAATCGATGTACCCGTAAACCGTATGCAGCGCCGCCGCATACACCTTTGCCCGCACGTCTTCATCCATGCGCCGGAGCGTGTCGCTGACGTCCAGCCTGGCGAATAAATCGTTACGGAGCATACTGATATTTTCTGCCAGCGTCGGGCGCTGAAATTCACTGTCCGCCATGCGTTATCGCACTCCACAGATCATCAAAAGAAATCATTACCGGTCCGTCACGACGCCAGAGAGTGATACTGTTACCCAGTTCATTAATCCCGGTGCGGCGGATATCCAGATCAATACGGGACACCACGCCGTCATCAATCATCCATTGCAGGCATTCGCGGATATACCCCCTTACCGTCTGCACCAGCTGATTGGTCAGTTTGCTGCGCTGAAGCAGCCACAGTCGGGAGCCGTAACGGTCATTCTGTACCGCAGGCCAGGTATCCCCCCACCATCCCATCGGGACGTCGGCGTTGTCATCAGGCTCCGCCCGCCGCCAGGTAAACAGGGAAATCACCACGGCGCGGGTCAGCGGATCCAGCGGTGCGCTGGCGCAGGTGCGTTTACCGTTCACCGTCAGCCACAGTTCCATCATGCCTCCATCGCTTTATCAGGTTTGTCGGTGTTACTGCCCTGACCGTTCTCTCTGTGACGATGCCCGTTATAGGCAAGCCGCATCGCTGACATGGTGGTGCCGCCGGAGTCGCACAGGTCTTTCACCTGTCCGGTCACTTCCAGGTCCATTTCAAAACGTGCTTCAGGTGAATTGCGAAACGTGATCGTTTTACCTGCACCGTCCACCACGATCCCCTCCCGGGTCAGCGTCACGGACTGCCCCTGATCGTCATAGACAGCCACCTCACCCGTCTGCAGCCCTTTCAGGCGGTAGCGCCGGTCCGACACCGTAACAACCACCGCATGAGAACGGTCGCCATCCGGAAACAACACCACCGCTTCCGCACCGCTGTTTGCCCTTGAGGTAAAACCGTAGGGTTCAAGATGTTCAACCCCTGCTTTGGGTTCACCGGCAATCAGGGACACATCCACGGTCTGACATTTCGTGGCGGCACTGATGCTTTTCACCACGGCCCGCCCAATCAGGCCGAGGAGTTGTCGCTGCATGGCTTCAATCGTCCTCATCAGAACGGATCCTCCTGTACTCTGGCTTTTTTCTTTTTCCGCGCGCCGGGGGCTTCGGGTTCAGGCAGATAAGCATCAGGTGGGCCGACACGGATTTCCGTCAGGGTGCCGTTCTGGTCCTGAGTAAAAGTGACTTCCGAAACAAGCAGTTCGGTATTGTCGAAGCCACAGACCGGATCGAAGACAATCACCCGCTGGTTGGGCTGCCACAGCGTACCGTTACCCTGTCGCCAGCCCTGCACCACATAGGTAGTTTCATCCGTCCGCGCCGCCCGTTGCCGGGCTTCAAAGTCAGCACGGGCAATACAGCCTGCCCCCGTGGCCTGCCCTGTCTGCCTGATATACATCGGACGGTAACGGGCAATAAATGCGTCCTCTGTGCGGGCCCGCAGCGCGGTGGTGGTGGCCTCACCGAAATCATCGTCGTTTCCGGCACGCTGCCCCGCCACCTGGTAAACTGAAAACCGCTCCCGGATACTCTTCTCCGTATCACAGGAAAGGATGTTTTCCCCAAGTACCAGCGCGGTATGTGCCCGCGTTGAGCCAATACCGCCAATCACCAGCCTGCCGTGCGGGTCGTCATAAGCCAGCGCCTGCTGCTGACCGAGTATTTTGTTGATTACCTCAATCACCGTTTCACCGTGATCAGGCTGGACATCAGGAATAACACCCGACGGCGCACCGCTGTTCACCACCTCAATGCCGAAAGGCGCAGCAAGCGCCTGCGCAATCTGTACCAGCGATCGTCCGTTAAACTGTGTCGGTTCGGCTGCACAGTCAATCAGGTCAGCGGTCAGACTACGTCCGGCAATACCGGTGCTGACCGAACGGGCATCGTAACGAACGGGAGTCGCCTCCACCCAGCCGGTGATCACCAGCTCATCACCAATCAGCACTTCCACTTTTGAACCGTTTTTAATGCGCGGCTGAAGCGTGGTGATACCCTCATCTCCCGGCCACTGGCGGGTGATCTCCACACTGAAATCCCGCGCCAGCCGTTCAATACCGGCACCGATGCGCACCGATGTCCAGCCATTCCACTCCCGGCCATTTACCCGTAGCGTGACATTGTCGTTCATTGCACTGGCACCTTCAGAGGGATCACCGGCACAAAGCCGGGATGCGTAATGGCATTACGCCGGATAATGTCCGCGTCACGCGCCGCGTTATCAAACCAGGTCGCTGCCAGCACCAGCGCGGGTAAAACCTCATCCGGTGTGCGCTGAATGATCCGTGCAGACTGTTCAAGGCGCGTGTTGATATCCGCATTCAGATCTGCTTTCACCCGGCGCAGCGCCAGAAACAGCGCATCACTGGTTGTACGGGACAACTCCTTATCAATTGCCGTATTCAGTGTGTCGCGAATGTCGGTCAGTTCTTCCCACGTCGGCAGGTCAACCGTGTTTTTCACCGCCGGTGCATTGTTCAGTGCCGGATGCGTGACGGAAGGCCAGCCAGTGCTCTGCGCAGGTGTTGTTGCCTGCCCCACTGCGGAATTCTGCATCACCGCGGAAGTTGTTGGCGCAGGCAATCGGGTGACGGCATACGCCGCTTCACTGATTGCGGTCGTACGAAGGGTGCTGGCAACCACATTACGCTGCTGCGTCGCCGTGGCGGTGGTTTTACTGTCCGTTTTCCAGACGCCGCGCGGTTGCAGATCGCTGCCGAGGCTGACACCGGAAAGCGTTTTGATCATGGTGACCAGGTCGCTGGCGTTACCATAAAGGCGTTTCCCGGTACGCCACATTTTCTGCACCTGCTCAACGAAATTTTTGCCTGACGATGGTGGCGGCAGAAGTACCGAGATATCCCCCAGCAACAGTCTGGCAGCATCCGATACGGCAGAATCCACCACTTTCATCGCATCAGAAACATATCCAAGCATTATGCTGGCATTACCGATAACGTCGTTCTGCACGAAATCTGCCACGCCATCGATACTGAAACCGCTGAAGCTGTCACTGATGCAGTCATCCAGTGCAGAACAGGATGACATCAGCGTCTGCGCCGTCGCCGCACCTGATGTGGGGTAAGAGAGTTCTCCCGCTTCGACAAACTTCAGGTCAAAGCGGACAATACGCCCTTCACTCTTCGATGTGCTGACCCGAACTTCCCCGTCAACACAGACTTTCAGCTCACCGTAAGTCGGATGGACAAGCGTGCCGGGACCGGGTTTATTCAGCGCGTCAATCAGGCGATCGCGCTGGTCAAAGCAGTCATCTCCCACCACATAAGCTGTGATGGACGGGCGGAAAGTGATTTTCCCCAGGTCTTCGGTATAGGGTTTGTCGCGGTTCGGGTATTCGTGCGTTTCCACACGACGACCGGTTCCCGCACTTTCTTCTTCAACCTTAAACGGCACACCGCGAAATGACGCGTCCTGAAGTCTGTCTTTCCACGTCATATAAACTCCGTACATAAAAAATCCCACCGGAGTGGGACTCATTAACAGATTAATTTTTCATTACCTGCCAAAGCGCGTATAGCCAACATCATGGCTGACATCAAAACCGCTGGATCGCGTTTCCATAACCCGCATACCCGGAGGCGAATTCACAAAAGAGACCTTGATCTCACCATCAACTTTTGGCGCAGAAGCTTTGTTAATCATGAAGGGATTCGGGCCTGTGGCATCGGAGGCGTTGTTTGACTGAGCCGGATCCACCGCCGGATAAGGTGTGTATCCCCGCGCCGGTATTCCCGTCCCATAAGCATCATAAGCACCCGCGCCCCACTGCGCAGAGTTAATGGCATCGACCGTGTAACCGTAACTGTCGGTAAACCACTCAATAATTGGCTTCAGCTTGTCCCACATATCCTGAAACCACTTAACAACCGGCCCCCAGTTATTGATCACCATCCCCAGCGGCGACCAGGCAAAAACTTTCTTAAGGAGTTCCCGGCCAGCCTCAAAATAAGGACCAATGGTTTCCCAGAGTTTCTTAAAATAAGGTCCGACAGCATCCCAGTTAGTGATAATTAATCCCGCAGCCAGGGCTATCGCCGTCGCAATCATGCCAATCGGCGTCATCGACATGATCCTGCTGACAATACTGATGGCACCGCCAACGCCCATCAATCCCAGTTTCAGAATCGCAAGACCGGCAGCAAGCCCGACGACGCCGCGAATAACCCGGGGATTTTCATCCGCAAACTTCGTGAATTTTTCCCCCAACTCCCCCAGCCATTGCGTGATATTTTTAGCGTCACCAGAAAATGCGCCGCCAATAGCCGCAAGGCCGTTAGTTGCGGTCCCCGTCATTGCCTCCCACAGGTTGGACAGCGTACCAAGCTGGGCCTGAACACGTTTATTCAGGCTGGCCTGTTTATTCATCTTCTGCTGGATCTGATCGTAGCCATCCTTTCCTTTATCGATTAGTGCATTGACCACCTGAAGGGTTTCGGCATCATCACCAAATATTGCCTTAAGTACACCTGTTCGCTTAACGTCGGTCAGTTTTCGCAGCTTTGCCAGTTGCCTGAACATGTTATCAAGACCGCCAAAACTTCCTTTGCCGTCAGTAAAATCGAGCTGTACCCCGAGTTTCTGGCGGGCCATGACTTTATTGACGTCCCTGATTTTCTTAACGCTTAATCCGGACTGGATAACTTTTCGCAGGGCATTACCTGCCGACTCCCCGTTCATCCCCATCTGATCCATCATGACGCTGATGGGGGCAAGGCTCTGTGCAGCCTGAAGACCGTCCTTGTTCACCATCTTCAGAACAGAACTGGTTTTAGTGAAGAAGGACAACATGTTGGTATCGTCAACGCCCAGATAAAACGCCTTCTGGATAGTGTCGAACAGCCCCATCATGTCTTCTGACGCCGTTCCGGTAGCATCCTGCATCTTTGCAGCAAACTCAGCAGCCGCTTCCGGTGTTTTTTTCAGTTGTACCGCAAGATAAGCTGTCGCTTTACCCACACCACCCAGAATGTTTTCTGCCGGGATCCCCTGACGCACCAGCATCTGCATCATGTTCTGGAAATCAGCCGTTGTACCGGGTAGCTGGTTACCCAGACCAATAGCCAGTTTATTGATGTCCTGAAAGCTCTTTCCAACCTCGCCGTTCGCATCCATCATGGCGACTTTCAGCCCGGTGGCGGCGTTTTCCTGATCGGCATAAGATTTCAGGGAAAGCGTCAGACCCGCAGCCAGTCCGCCACCAAGCGCCAGCCCACCCTGTGACGCTTCTTCCGCCTGGCGTTTAAATCCCCGGATTTTCTTTTGCATTTTCGACAGCGCGGGAGAAAGCCTGTCGACACCGGTGATCAACGCCTTAAGCTCAAATTCAGCCATGTGTGCGTTTCTCCTGCTCTATCCTGTTTGCCTGACTGACCAGCAAGGGAATTTCACTGATCGGCATATTCAGCAATTCGAAGGGATTAATGCGCCAGTAGCTGGCGCAGTCAAAGAAGCGATCAGTGAGGTATTCAGCCGTCAGGCCTGGAGGAAAAAACCAGCCACAAGCCACGCCGCTGCATTCAGGTCTGCCGGAGACATCTGGTCGACAGAGCTTTGCGGCACTTTCGCCAGCCGCACAATGTATTTCGACACCACATGCGCCAGAAGTCTGACGGACTCATCCTGATTCATCTGGTAGGGATACCCCAGCTCGCGGACATCCTTCCCGGTGGGTTCATCAAACTCCAGTACGGAGAGTGTCTCGCCATGAGCGATAATCGGTTTCTTTAACTCAAGCTCTTTCATTACTGGTAATCCCCTTCTTCACCGTGGAACTCAAGATCAACCGTACCTTCTTCGGCATTATGGTTCGCTTCGCCGTGCAGCCAGGCTGACGACAATACATAGACCTGACCGTTCGCCAGCTCGGCAGTGATGGTCATCTCATCAGACGAGGTGATTTTGCTCACCGGAAAATTCTTCGGCACCTTGAAGGTCCCTTTGACATAAGGCGCACGGTGAGTTTCCTTGCGGTCCACTGAACCGTCCAGGCCGATGATGTCATCATTGACCGTCCTGTTCATAGGCACCTCAATGCCGCCGGTCAGCGATAGCTGCTGACCGTCAATTTTGAAATAACAGGTTCCCCCGATACGGGCCATTATGCAGACTCCTCTGAATACTGAAGACGGAACTGGTTAACCACGGCAAAAACACGCAACTGGTTAACATAGTCAGGCGGGAACAGCGTGTTCAGGCGGTTCGGATCGCTGGCATCACGCTCCACAACCAGGTACTGCTTAAACAGTTCGTAGTTTTCCACGATCCCCGCACGCTCAAGCTGACGGTAGGTTGCCAGCAGTTCCCCTTTGATTACCGCCGGAGTGACAATCGCCTGACCGGGACCAAAGCGGGTACCGTCGCTGGCAAGCTTGTGACGCCCGTACTTACTGGTAATGACGGATTTCAGTTTGCGCAGTACATACGCACTGGTATGCAGCGTCTCGCTGTCGAGGTAGCTGTTATCCGCAACCCCGTAAGCATTTTTCCTGTACGTGGTGACATCACGCTGAATGCGCAGCCCCCCGCTTTCGACATACGCCGTTGCCACGCCATGAGACAGCAGGGTCTGTTGCTCGGTCATCGTGAACCGTTTCCCCTTCGGCGCAGGCAGCATACCCACCAGCTCACCGGTCTGCGTGGGCCGTGCCGGATCGTTGCGAATAAACACCGCTGCGCGGGCGGTACGGCTTGCCGCCAGCTCGTCGGCTGGCGTCTGAGTGTCTTTTTCGTATCCCGCCAGGGTAATGTGCTGCTGGTTAAACTGGTCACCTGCGGTCACCAGTTCTGACAGCGTGCCGATCTTTGCCGTATACACATGACCATACAGCTGACGCGCATAGCTCCAGCGACCGCTGGTATCGTTCATCTCGGTCACCAGCGTGTTAACGGAGGCCGTGTCGTTGAACGGCAGACCGATATAATCAAACGGCTCATCCGCCATTGCAGCCACCGCACCGGTGAGAACCGGAGCGCCCGTTCCGGCGCTCCCCGTCGCCACGGCAATCTGTACGCCCGCTGGCAGCACTTCGCCCCCACCAAAGCCGTAGTAATTGAGGCTGACAGGAATTTCATTCCCGCAAAGCCCCTTATGACGCGCGGTCAGTGTGACCACGCCTGCCGAAGATGAGGCCGTAAACGGCAGGGCCGGAACGGCATTGATGGCATCCTGGATACTGCCGGCAATCGTCGTGACGTTATCGCCGTTGGTCACCGGTGCCTGCACGCGGGTACGTCCCACATACACATTCACCGTGCCGGTTTCGGTTGCTGCCCCGGTCACCGTCAGCGTAACCGTTGCCGCCGCGCCTGTGGCTTCCGGAACGGCAATCACATACAGCTCGCCAAACGGGTCAGTCTGGCGATAAGCCTCGACCATACGCGCCAGCTGACTTCCCGCACCACAAATCTGGCGTGCATAGTCTGCCGACGGCATCAGTACCAGACTGTTGGCAACAATCTCTGCACCGTTATTGGCATGACCAATCAGCAGCGATGCTCCGCTGTCCTGTGCAGTATTCGCCGCCTGGTTATCCATTTCCGCATAAAACAGCGGAACCAGCGTATTCGACGGAATGGTGTTAAAGCTTATCGTCATCGGTGTTCACCTTTTTATTCACGCGCCGGATATCACCCGCTGCTTCACGGCGCAGCCAGTAGTTGTTCTCGTCAACATTTCGCCCTTCGGCGGGCAAAAGGTCGCCGCGGGCAGGGTCAGGAACTGACCGCCCTTTAACAGGTTTCACAAACATGAAGATTCTCAGGAAGGAAGGGTTATTTCGGTGTGATGTTCAATATCGCCGTCAGGCCCGTTACCGGGATCGAGATAATCAACATCAATCGCCAGCGTTCGCAGTTCATCCAGACTGTTCAGGTCATCCTGCTGGCGGGTATCGTCTTCGGTCAGCTCGCTGATGACCGAAAAATCGAACTGATAAATCAGCTCATGACGATTCAGATCCAGCAGCGTGCCGCCGTCATAGGTAATCGGGTTACCGCACGCCTCCGGGTTCCAGCCCAGCAGAGCCTTAAAGAGCATCTGCCGGACATCGCCCACCACATCATACGAGGCAAACTGACCGCGCTCATCACGCCCGTTACTCAGTATGACAACCACGGAGAAACCCTCTTTCAGCTCCTGCCAGTAGTCGGTCTGGCTTTTGTTTTCTCCCGGAGAATCATCACCCGGTACAACATATGCCGCCGGGAGTTTCAGCTTTCCGACCTCCGGCAGATTTTTGAACTGGGCCGCGCCTGCAACCCGGTTCTCAAAATACGGACAGCGGGCACGCAGTGCAGCAATAACAGGCGTCAGTTTCATCTGTGTCGTCGCTCCGGCTTCAGTGATTTACGCAATTCCCGCGCCAGAAAATAGCGTGTCCAGCTGCGGTTCTTTTCAAGAGTTTCCACCATGAAGTTATTACGTGGAGCCAGTCGCCAGCCGCTGCCACCGGATGCACCACGATGATTGCTGCGACGACGCTTTGCCCCTCGCCTCACGCCATAGAACAAAAAAGCCGGATAAAAATCACCGGTGATACGGCGGTTTCCCTCTCCATTACGCTGGTTAGGGGCTATACGTGCCATAAAACCAGGGCGATGTTTACTGGCTCTGGGTACCATGTAACCAATCGAACGAGCCAGGCGTCCGGTCTGATAACCGGGGTTTTCACCCGGTGCCGACCGCGCACGGCGCATCACCAGCCGACGGGCATCACGCATATGACGCTGACCAATCGTGACAAACGCCCGCCGGACACGGGCGCGGTTAAAGCGTATCTCCGCGGGCTGCTGAAAATCAACGTGCAAAAAGGAAGTCGTCATTGTTGCCTCCGTGACTCTGCCTACATTCGCCCAGCTCCGTACACTCCAGCAGCAGAAAGCGCCGCGCCCCGTTCAGATCGCGCTGACGTTTCACCCGGTACACACTGTCACCGCAGACCACCTCATAATCAGCGCTGATCCCCCGGCGGTAACGAATGGTGATGTAATGGGTGATGGCGTCCCCGGTCTGCGCGGTTTCCTGCCAGGTGGTGGCACTGGTCTGGATAACCTTCGCCCATGTCCGGAACGTAACCGGGTATTGAGGCTCCACGCCAAAGTTATCCGCGGGCATATCCACCCGCAGGCGGATCAGGACGCGTTTATTCAGTTCACCGGGGTCCGGCAGAATGTAGGTTGCGCTGGTCTGCGCCTGACGAATTTTCATTGCGGAAAGTACCTGTACGGGCCGACAAGCCAGCCAAAACTCTGCGGCATGTCGAGTTTCTCCACTTCCGTAACCGACGAGCGGTTTTCGTAAAAATGGCTGATAAGCATCAGCATCCCCAGACGAATATCATCCGGCAGGTGCAGCCCATCCGGATCGCTGTCCGGAATGGTTTCATCCGGTGCATAGAGCTTCCGGTTCAGATACGTTTCCGTCCGCTTTTGTGCCGCACATGCCAGCAGTTGCAGATGGCGGTCATCAGTATCGAAATCCTCATCCAGCCGGAGTTGGGCTTTAATCTCTTCCATTGTCAGAAGCATACTCAGCCCTCTTTACTGGTCGTGGCTTTTTTCTCTTTTGCCGCTTTACTGCTTTTTGCACTGATTCCGCGCTCTGCTAACCCGGCCTGAAGTGCAATCTCCTGCACCCGGGCAGGAAGCGCCCCGTCGTCATACTCACCGGCCTGAATGACCTCAACACGCATACCGTCCGGTGACCATTTCAGATCTTGTTTCAGGATCATGATTCTTCACCCGTCAGAACAGGGGGCGCGGTTCCGCGCCCCTGAGTGATTACGCCGCTGCAATCTTCAGCAGTTTGATGGCCTGCGAATCGACCAGCATCCCGCCGGTGCGCTTGGTGGTATAAAAACCGACAAACGGTTTATTGGTGTACGGGTCACGCAGAATGCGGGTGCCGATACGGTCAACGATGGTGTAACCCCGTTTGAAGTTACCAAATGCAATGGCTTTCGCATCAGCGGCGATATCCGGCATCTGTTCGTTTTCAGCGATACCGTAACCCGCCAGAGAGGACGGCTGCCCCAGTTCCAGCCCCGGACGCCACAGATAGTTACCCTCGGTGTCTTTCAGCAGACGGATGGCAAACAGGCTGTTGTTGTTCATCATGAACTTCGCGCCAGTGCGGTGTGCCTTACGCAGCGTGTAAATCAGTTTGATAATGGCGTCTGCGGTCACCGCGGTCGCTTCGCCGGATACAATATGCTGAAGTTTGCCGAACGCCCGGACCTTGTCGGTTTCATCAGTGGATTCATACGCCAGGAACCCTTTCGGCTTCTTGGTGCCATCGCCTGAGGTAAAGGCAATTTCTTCCTGTTCGGCAAATTCGGTTGCCAGCTCGCTGTTGATCCAGGCCTCCACGTTGAAGAAGGCATCGTCCAGCATTTTCTGGGTAGCCTGCGGGTTGCCGTAGATTTCCCCCATGAGAGGTTCAATCAGCTCCAGTCTGGAGGTGGCAGTCTGGGATCGCGTATCCGTTTCCCCCACCCATCCGGAAGCCGTACCGCCCAGATTCACCAGTTTTTTGTAGTCGGAACCGCCAACGGTGATCACCGTGGCTTCCTGACGCATCACCACTTCATCTTTCAGCAGGTTAAGAATGTTGCGATCCAGTTCTTCCGGCACGGCGTAGCCACCGTCTTCATCGGTACCCACCTGCAATGCCTTACGCTCCAGATCGCGCAGACCGTCTTCACGGCCTTTACGCAGGAAGCCCACAAACGCCTCTTTATGCTCGGTGGCCAGTTTATTTTGCGCTCCACCTGCCGGACGTTTCAGCTCAAGCAGCTCTTTTTCAAGGTCGCTTTTGAGATTTTCCAGCTCGCTGAGTTTCCCGTTCAGGGTTTCCACCTGCCCGGCAAGCTTGCCTTTTTCCTGCTCAATCGCATCCACGCGCTTGTCGTTCTTTGCCTTGAAGTCGTCAAACTTCTGCTGCAGCTCCTGCGCGACCTGTTCGACATCTTTAATATCAACCGCCATCGTATTTCTCCTGATTAGAAGTTCAGATTTTTCAGTGCATTCAGTGCAGAGCCCACATCCTCAGCGTCGCGCAGGGACAGTGCGCCATAGCCCCCGGCCATGAATGCTTTGGCCTGGGTACGGGAGAGTCCGACATCACGCAGGACTCTTTCGATTTTTTTCTGTTCGGGGATTTCCCCGCGGGCCAGTGCGTTCTTGACGTCGCTGATCCGCGCCTCGTCGTTAGACGGGAACGTCACCAGACTGACTTCCCAGAGGTCGATTTCTTTCAGCAGAAAGGCTTCTTTGCTCCGGTCGTATTCCCAGTCTTTCAGGACGTACCCAATAGAAAGGCCGGTTAACGAACCGGCCTTCATGTGTGCATGTGCGCGTTTTGCGAGGGGATCATCATCAATGAGCAACCGCCCCCTGACGTAAAGCCCGACATCGTCTTCCTTCATTTCGGTGTAAACACCGATGGGCTCATCCATGCGGTGCTGCCAGAGCAGCGCAGGTAACGCTTTTCTGTCACTCCACGCCCGCAGGGAAGCGGCAAATGCCCCTGACATCACCACATCATCGTGGCTGTCCTTTACACCAAAGACGGAGCCATACCCTTCAAACTCACCGGAATCACTGACAGATTTCAGACTCAGCGGTACATCAAGACGTTGTTTCGTCTGCATTGGCGTTATCCTTCTGCTTACCGGCTTTACTGCCATCGGAGGGTTTCGTGGTCATGTTCATCGGTGTGAGATAGACATCACCACCGGGACGCGGATTCATATCTTCCAGGTCGCGGCAGTCATTGGGAGAGTAAATTCCCCAGTTGATCCCAGTGGCGTAGGCTTCAAAACGGGACTTCATATCCCCGCGCAGTAAGGCCCCGGCGTTAAATTTGGCGTAATAAACGCCCTGCTTACTTTTTCGTACCAGTCCGGTGTTGATCCGCTGCTCAATGCGGGTCAGATACGGCACCAGTGAATAGTTGATAAATCCCAGCCCCAGCTCTTCGATATTGTTGAAGGTGGCGCGATCGGTGTTCTGCACCATGTGCAATGGCACCCGGAACAGACGACAGATTTCTTCAAGCTGAAACTTGCGGGTTTCCAGGAACTGGCTGTCCTCGGCGTTCAGCGCCATCGACTTCCAGTCCAGCCCCATCTCAAGGATCATCGGGCGGTGAGCATTGCCAAGCCCGGTGTGACGCTCCTCAAAATCTTTCTTCAGGCGCTCGTAAGCCTGATCTGACAGCGTCTGCTCTGTACGCAACACACCCGACGTCACCGCGCCATTGCTGAACAGTCTGGCCCCGTGCTCTTCGGTCGCTGCCGCCAGCGATATTGCCTCGCGGGCATAGGCGATGGGATTCAGCCCCACCAGTCCGTCCAGCGTCAGCGTGCGCACATGCCAGATATCCTCCTGGCTCAGTACATCCGTGGAGCCATCCGGGAATGTGACCTGATAGACCGGCTCCCAGCTACTGTTAAGCTTCGGTACCACACAGCCGGGATCGACGGGCAGCAGTTCAGCCACTTCGCCAAATGCTTTCACTTTGTAGGCGTAAAAGTTTCCCCGCAGGCACAGACAGGTGACCACCAGCTCCCAGAACTCCTGCGGCGTCATATAGCCATTGGGATGCGTGGAGATCAGCTTATGCAGACGTTCGCCAGTGGCTCTCTGCTTCAGGCTGCCGTTCAGGTGATACAGGTTGCAGGGCAACATCCCGACCGACTCCGCCAGCACCCTGACACAGGAAAAAACCGCCGTCAGTCGCATGGCCCGCTGGCTGCTGATCTGCTTTCCGGTATAGGTGTCGTAGGACAACCCGATAGCATCCGCCAGCTCTGCTGGCGTGGTCACCGGTGCGTCACTTTTTCGTTGAAATAATCCCGAAAAGAACACTATTTACCTCCGCCGACAGACGACTGTGTACGGTCGAGATATCGCGCCACCAGCCACGACCAGAACAGGCACAACGCCCCGGCAACAACAAACCCCGCCGGGGGATAAATCAGCCAGGCACCATACGCCAGCAAAAGCGCCCCCAGCACGCCCACCAGAGGCGCGAGAATCAGCATGATCATAATTACCTCAGTTAAAGCGAGCGGATCCCATAGGACTCAATGTGGTCAGACAGCGTGTCTTCTTTCTCGTACATCATGGCTCTGCCAACCGCCATAATCAGCGCAACTGCACCATCGATTTTGTTTTCCGCCTGCTCTTTGACGGGCTTCACCACATCATCGTTACCCGGAATGGTTTTGCCGACCACGTTGCCGATACACCAGGTCATGATGGAATTGCCATCATGATGAAAGCGCCCCGATTCAATTGCCGCTTCCAGCTCTTTCATCGGGTCGGACATGTTGGTGTAGTTCTGAATGATAGTGATGGGGTTCAGGTCTTCATCAGCAAGGTCATGTGACAACCCGGTCGCCCCGAAGGGGTCGATGGGTGACTCACTGACCGGGCTGATTTTGTTCGCCGCTTTGGCCTCCTCGAGGATGTAGCGATAATCCACCTCCGCACCATCGGTAACGGTCAGAACGCCCATTTCCACCCATTTCTGAAAGCGTTCGGCTGTCCGTCGATCTTCATTTTTCTCGACGCTGTACACCGTGTCATACGGTACCCAAAAACGCGGGGCCACACTGTAGTAATGCGTTTTACCGTCAATCTCGCGGGTATAAAGTCGCGCCATGCTGTTCATATCCAGCTTACGCGCCAGGTCAAAGGCCAGAATGCACGGCTGCCCCTCGAACTGCTCAAGGGTCAGTGATTTATCCTCGCAGCTCTGCCAGCTCACCAGGTTGAAATACGCCGAACGCGCCGACACCCAGATATTGAGGTGTTTTGTTTTAAAGACGTTTGCCAGACGGGCGTTATTTTTCGCACGCTGCTGCTGACTTAACAAAAATTCGCGATAAACCGACACGCCAATATTCGGGTTAGCTTTTTCCAGCACCTGCGGGTCGGTCCAGTCATCGCCTTCGTCAACGGTATAGATGATCCCGAACAGTTCATCGTTGGGTACCGACCCGTTGAGCATCTCGATAACTTCCCGCCGCTTGTCGTAGCACGGCCCCTCAATGTTGTACCCGGCAGTAGTAATGGCCCACATCAGTGGCTGACGTCGCGCCCCCATCCCGGTAAGCATCGTGGTGTAAAGCGCATCGGTGGCGTGCTCGTGATATTCATCCACCACCGCACAGTGGGGTGATGAACCATCACCGGGGTTACCGATCAGCGGTTCAAACCGCGCGCCATCCTCCGGACGATTCATGTTTGAGGCGTTAACCTCAATCCCGAACGCTTCCGTCAGCATGGGTGTGCGTTTACACATCAGTCTTGCCGGACGAAAGACTTCCCATGCCTGTTTCTCCGTCGTGGCACCGGAATACACTTCCGCGCCGAACTCGTTATCACAGGCAAAACAATACAGGGCGACACCGGCAGAGATTGCCGATTTGCCGTTCTTACGGGGGATTTCGGTATACACCTCCCGGAAGCGGCGCAGCCGGGAGCCTTTATTGACCCAGCCAAACGCGCAGCAGATCACAAAGAGCTGCCACGGCTCCAGCGTGATGGGCATCCTCTTGAATGCCCACTCACCCTTGGTGTGCGGCAACAGCTGAATAAATTTGGCGGCCCGTTCAGCCAGGTCCTTGTCGAAGCGGAAACGAAACGACTTACTTTTTTCCGCCATCAGGTCATCAAGATGGCGCTGGCAGGCCTGAATCACAAACTGGCAGGCCACAATCTTTCCGCGCACGACATCCCGGGCATACTGATTGGCAGCATTTACGTTGGGGTAAGATTTCCGGCTCATGATTCGATAATTTTCAGAAACGGGTTAGTGGCTTTCTTCTGCCCCGCCAGGCCAATCAGACGCTGGCGGCTGCTGGGGTCGAGTCCGAGCATTGCCCCCGTACTGCTCATCTCGGACTCCTGTTCTTTTTTGGCGGTCAGCTCCGGATTTTTGACCATGCCGCCCATTGCACCGGTGATGGTGTTGCCCTGTCTGGCAATATTTTTCACAGCACGTCGCCAGAACTCATAGGCTACGCACCACCGCTCAAGCACTGCGAGGTCAGTCACGCACAGCAGGCCCTGACCGCAGAGTTCTTTGGTTGTCAGTTGCCACATGATCGTGGCGAGAGGGAGCTCTTCTTCAGCGAACCACTCCGGTGGCTCAACACCTTTGATGGGCGTAAAAACGGGTTCATCTTTGTTCAGGGCTCGCTTGCCGGGGTTTCCGGCCAGCGCCTTGCGCGCCGTTGGCTTGGGGCGACGCCCGGAACGCCCCGCCGTTCCAGCCATATGCGGCACTCCTGGTTAAATTTCATTTTTCGCGGGTATAAAAAAACGATGGGGCGGGCAGTCCGGAAGACGTCAGGTCACAGGGATTTGACCCGCCCCTCCCCTCTGGCAGTGGGAACTGGTTCTTACTTCAGCCATTCACGGGCCGTCTTCGCCTTATGACACGGCCAACACAGGCTCTGTAGATTACTGTCGGCATCAGTGCCGCCACGCGCTTTAGGGATGATGTGGTCAACGGTTTTCGCCTCACGCACCACACCAGCACGCAGACATAACTGACACAGGCCTTTGTCACGCTTCAGGACACGCGCGCGGATACAGTCCCACTTCGAACCGTAGCCGCGCTGATGACGGGACTGGCCTGGCTTGTATTGCTTCCAGCCTTCGCTTTTGTGGCTTTCGCAATAGCCTGACGAGTCAGTGGTGGTATGGGGGCAGCCGCGAACGCGGCAGGCTTTTGGGGTTCGTGGTGGCATTGCATAATCCTCTTGGATGGTTCGCGTGCGATACGTGGCATCCTTCTCAGAATCGAATCGCACTCCACTCCGGTTTTGCCATAAACGATCTTTTATGCTTCGCTGGATGTAGTTGATAGTTGTTGAAACTCAATGAACAGGAGTTCACAAATGAATAGTTATGAATTGGAATGGCTTTTAAACAAAGATGACACCCTATGCTTTTTCCCCGTAGGCCATTCTGTAGAAGGTAATTACAAAATTCACTTTGAGTTGAGCGGTAGTTGTAACCTTAGAGTCTCAGATGCTGAATGGCATGGTAAACCTGTACTGCTGTTCGAATACTTCGATGAAGATGATGACCGCCCTGCAATAATCGAAATATTAGAAACAACCACTACAACTGTGGAGGCGATGATCGCACATCTGAATAGTATCGATAGTATTTACCATGAACCGATTTACAAAGCGGTTTACGAGTGGGCCGTAAAGTTTTTCTATCGATGATACTTCGTTATCTTGCTGGCATTCACAATACCTTTACATACTAATGACATGCCAGCACAATACTGTCACTTACAACCGTTCGGATTACCTAGAGAAAAGTATGATTCAGGATTTACTGATCGAAGCAATTAGTCACGATAGGATGCATAAAAAGTTAAATGAACTGAATTGCTACTTCTACAATCGCAAACATGAAACTCAAATACGTGATGAGTTAGTTGTTATTCTCAATCAAATCAGCACACTAACTGCTTTAAGTGAGCATCCAAAACTCGGTATCGGCGCTGTTGACATATCACTTTATAACCAGTCGATATTAACGTCTGAACATAATGGCAATGTTGCAACCATCGAGATCAAACACCATTACCCAAAGGATTTACTTTATCGGCAAGTTCAAGAAGACATCATTTCCGATATTTCAAGAGTAATAGTTTCACCAACTACACATTTTATCCATATAATCCAGCAAAGAACTAGGATTAATACTCCTTCTTTTGGCCAAGTGAAATTCCTTGAACGTGATGCAAGTGATATCAGCACTTATGTGCAATGCCTTGAAGAGCTAAGTTCCTTCCCCAGTATCTTTCATAAAAAAAGTATATGTATTGAGGTACTTGGTGAAATTATGTCGACATATACCTTTAACGTATATTCATTTGACAACTTATTAATTTGACAATTTTATTGCTTAATGGTTAGTTCTCTCTGCATCTATTTTACGAATATCAGCTTTATCCCGATTGCAGTTAGCCAGTGCAGACAACAGACTCACATTCAGCTCCAGGCTGGCACCATAAGTCAGAGGATTTGGTATGAACGGTACAGGTGTTTCAGAAGTCAGACTAGTCGGTAATGTTGTAGCCGGAGTGCTCACGTAAACTGTCCGCGTACTTCCGCAACCGCTCAGCAGCGGCAGCAGGCACAAGGCGTGCAGCACAACCATCATCCGCAACAGCCACTTTGATATCTTTCTGGGTTCTCTGTGACTCCAGTGCGATCTGCTGTTTTGCATGCTGGTTAACCTCTATAACTGTATTGACGATTTGCAGTGATTGCAGGACGTTACGGGTAATGGCTGTTGCAGATTCAGCATTTTGTACAGCCTCATCAGCACGTTTCTTTTCGTGCTGATATTTGCTGTAGTAGTGGTTGGCAGACCAGATGAAAGAACCGATGACAGTAAAGAAGAATGCAGCGATAACCAGCTTATAGCTCAACTTCATTTACCACCCCACCAGCCTCTTTAAATCGGGCAATCAGGTCACCGATTTTATGTTCATACTGACCGTAACCTGCACCAGGTAACGACGCCCAGATATTGCTGCAACGGTCGATTGCCTGACGAATATTGCCGCGGTCAATCATCGGTAAAGCGCCACGCTCTTTAATCTGCTGCAGAGCTACAGCGTCCTGGCTTTCTGGAGAAAAATCTTTCAGGCCAAGCTGTTTACGGTAAGCATCCCACCAGCGTGAAAGAAGCTGGTAACGTCCGGCGGCTGTTGATTTGAGTTTGGGGTTTAGCGTGACAAGTTTGCGAGGGTGATCGGAGTAATCAGTGAACAGTTCACCACCAACAATAACATCATAACCGTGGTTACGTGTCGGTTGTCGCCCGTTATCCGTTCCTTCTGACCAGGCCACCATATCAAGGAAAGCTTTACGCTGAGGATTTAGTTCCTGCATAAATTACTCCTTCGAGCTACCAAACTTGTTACCGATTACTCTCATTGCCGCACCACGAATAGCATCGACCCCGATCAGCCCCACCCCACCACCAATAGCAACAGAAAGTGATTTAGGCCATCCGACATACTCAAGCGCGGATGCAAAGGTCAGTGTCAGAGCGCCACAGAGCAAAATCTCGAGCGTTTTTCGCTTCCAGCCGCCACCGCCACCAAAATAGGCAATACGTAAACCAGCCATAACGATCGACATAATTACTGCGCCCAGTGGTGTGTCTCCACGCCACCAGCTCTGTACCAACTCCAGCCAGGTATTTGGGTTATGAGGCATTTGTAGTTATCTCTCACCTCGCCGATAAAGGAGGTGCAAATTGAGGGTGTACCACGAACCGCAAATCAGAAGCGGAAACGTAAAAGAAGCCGAGCCAATGGATAACTGCGGTATAGACCAAGCTCAACAAATAGCCGGATCCAGAAACGACAAAACCCGCTCGACGGCGGGTTTTAAGCTGTGTGGCGAACTAACCACTCTTAATACGATACAATACTTTTTGCGTACGCGTGAATAGATTTGATATTTTTATTTCTAAGAGAAGAATGTACTTACTTCACTTCCTTAAAATGGAGAGTTTATGAGAACTTTTAATCTATTTATTAGTCACTCTTGGAAATATTCAAACACTTATGAACAGCTTGTGGCTCTTCTCAAGAATCGTGGGTATTTCAACTTTAAGAACTACTCGGTACCCAGAGTTGATCCAATAATTGGTGCCCAAGATGATTTTGCACTTTACTCTGCTATAAGATCACAAATGGCACCATCAAGTGTTGTAATTATTTTGGCTGGTGTATATGCCAGCTACAGCAAATGGATTGATGCAGAGATCCGAATAGCTCAAGAATATAGAAAGCCAATTATTGCCATTGAGCCTTGGGGCTCCGAGCGTACGTCTATGAAAGTTAAGCAAGCCGCTCACAAAATCGTCAAGTGGAATACAGAAAGCATCGTTTCTGCCATTCGTGAGCTGGCTTAGGAGCTTCCATATGAAAAAAGCACTATTTATTGGGATCAATGAGTATGCTGAATTAGATGCTCTCAGCGGATGTGAAAATGATGCTGCAAAAATGGCAGAAGCATTATCTAGACACGCCGATGGGAGGCCTAATTTCGAGGCTAGAACACTTACACACTGTAGTGCAACCCCCCTCAACAAAGATTTCCTTGAATATGAAATTCAGAATCTTTTTTCTGGAGAGTGTGATGTTGCATTATTTTACTTTGCTGGACATGGATATTTTGATAATAACATTGATGAAGGAATGTTGATTCCACATGACTTTTCGCCAAGATCAAGTAATGGCATAAGAATAAGTGATGTTATGGTTTGGGCTAATAAAGCAACTAACATACGCAATAAAATTATTATTCTCGACTGCTGTCAGGCTGGGGCCGCTGGCCAGGAAAGAATGCTAAAAGGAGGAGAAACTGTACTTGCAGATGGCTCTACCATCCTTACTGCATGTAGACGAGATGAGTATGCCAAAGAAGTTAATGATGGTGGAGTATTTACTTCATTAATGGTCGAAGCTTTGTATGGCGCAGGAGCTAATATATTAGGTTATATTACTCCAAGTAGTCTGTATAGCTTTGTGGATCAAGCATTGGGGGCGTGGGATCAGCGCCCAGTCTTTAAAACAAATGTTTCTCGATTTGTTGTTCTGAGAGAGGTAGGACCAAGAGTGTCTTTGGATACTCTTCGCAAATTGCCCGTATGGTTCCCAACAGCTACACATGTATTCCATTTAGATCCTAGCTTTGAACCAACTTCCGAATCACCGATTGATGAAAATGTATCAATTTTTCAAAATCTACAAAAATGTAACCGCCACGGACTGGTTGAGCCGGTTGATACTGAACATATGTACTATGCTGCGATAAATTCAACTGGATGCCGACTTACTGCATTAGGTGTTTATTATCGTAATTTAGCAATAAAAGGGCGATTCTGAATTAAGGGCGGGAACCCCCGCCCTTTTTATCTAATCAGAAAATTTAATCATTGACATTACCCCTTCAATGAAAGCTATAGCGCCAATCAATTCTTTACGTAAAGTACCATCAGAACATTTCCGCTTCTTTGCAATTGTACGGAGCGAAATTCCAATAACAAAGTGGGCGATTATCAGCTCGTAATCTTCTGACTTATATTTACGCAACCTAGCCACACAACTATCTATCATGATGCCTTCATCATCATCACACTGAAGGCGTGTTTTTTTACCATGAGGTAAAAGCCCCTTGAAACCAGCCGCTATCGGCTGCCAGTCCACACCGCTGTTATCTGCTGCTGCCCATGCTCCCCAGCGGTCTAACACCTCGTACATATCACGCATCAAATCTCTCCACAAAATCAGGCCAGCACACCAATTGCCAGCGCGCGATCGATAAATCGAAAAATCAGCTCCAGTTGGGAACCATACTTCTCTTCAAACGCCACGGTGTCCGCATGCAGCTCGTCGTGATGCTTTCTGCACAATGGCAACACAAAGAGGTCATGCGCTTTTGTACCCATTCCACCCTGACCGTGACCTATCAGGTGGTGGGGATCATCAGCAGGCTTTCCACAACATGCACACGGCTGTGTCTTAACCCAGCGCGTGTACTTTTCATTAACCCAGCGGCGACGTTTTGGGCGTAACATAAAAGACTCCGGCGACTCCGGATCCACTTTCAGCGCCAGCACCTTTTTCGCCTTATCCTGGATGATGCTGGTGGCAGGAACCGAAGGCACAAGGTCACTTTCCCGGGTGACAGACGGCACAACAGGCTTCGGTAATCTCAGTGCCTTACGGGCTGCACTTTCCGGTAAGGCATCCGCCAGGTCATTACGAATCAGCCACCAGCACAGTTCCGGCATTGTCACAACGTGACTGTCATCAAAACCGAGATCCCGACGCACAACAGACAACACCCAACGGGCACAGTTATCCGTTGCCATTGATTCCAGCCGTTCCGTGAACTGGTCACGCAGCTGGTTATCGCAGTGCCAGCACAGACGGATTGCGCCCGGAGCGTGCCGCATTGTGGTCATGTTCTCACTGTGCCAGTCGGAATGAGGCCACTGACAGCCCTTTTCACGAAGTAACCAGCTTTCAAGACATTCCACGCCACCAGCACGACGGATCACTGCCTCATTGCGGAACACGGCCCGAACGGCAGGATCATCCGCCAGCGGTTGTGATGCCGCCGGAACGGCACCACTGGCGAAAGATGAATAACGTTCCGGCTCAGGCTCCAGCAGGACACGCCCCTGCATAAACAGGGGCATCAGCTCTGAACCTGGCCTGAACAATACGATCCCCATACGCGGGGCAATTTCAGGGGTCAGTAGTGCTCTCACGGTCACCTCAATGAACGGTATCGAGCAGCTTTAACAGCTCAGGGAATCGGGATTCGAAGAAATGCGGCTGCGTCTCGCGCGGATTTGCGGGACTGGTGATGTTCTTGCCGAACATGCAGCCTTTCGCTGTCAGCGACCAGAATTTTTTGATGTTGTTAATCGCGGTACGGCTGTATCGTTCGCGCTGCTCGACGATCCCCAGCTTCACCATCTGGTGATATGCCTGATTAGCCGTCAGGCGGATACCATACTGTTTCAGCAGTGCACTCAGTGACAGTGTCGGGCGACTTGAGCCATCGTGTGCATCAGCAGGAGCATCAATGGCATAGCGCGGTGCCAGATTCGGTAAGCCAACAGCCTCCTGGAGTTTCTGACAGGCACCAAGCACTGAAGAGTTAGACAGGTTTAACTCCCGGCGCATAAAGTCCAGCAGGATCACGCCAGCCTGCATCTTGTCAGCAGCCTGTCCGGATAATTTTTCCGGTGCGCTGGTTACCATATCGAAAGTACGGATCACCTTCAGATGGAATGACGGGCTGATCCACATTGCATAGGCATACACCAGTTCCTTGCAGACATACGTTCCCCGTTCATTTCCCCCATGAATCACACTCACCGGGTCAACACCCAAATTCTGGGTGTTGGTCAATTCATGAACAAGCTCAACAGTTTGTTGGCTGGAAAGAAACTTTCCCGGCTCCTTGGTTCTGGCATTTGCACCAGATGCTACTGCTGCGCGATGCAGATCGTTCAGGCTGTAACGCCCATAAGCATCACGACGAACTTCAATACCATCAATGACCATCAGATTATTCATACTTCGTTTCTCCTCTTGATCAGGCGGCTGCACCCGCCGTTTTCTCGTACTTACTGATGGTGATCTCGACCTTCCCTTCCGGGATAACCGGTCCCCACTCCACCAGCATTCTTTTCACCTGACTGTCGTCTTCCCACACACCCGCGTGGGTCAGGGCGTCAAACAGCGCCTTGTTATAGTTGTCCAGATCGCGGATCCGGTTATCCGGAGGAAACAACACGATCTCCACTGAAGCAGGTGCCGACGTTGGTTTTGGCAGACGACGTAACTGCTCAACTATTGCTGCACACGCCGCGCTCTGGAATTTGCGCCCCGCTGCGCTTATCAGGCTCTTACCAGCAAACGCCCCTTTGTTGGGGTGTCGCCAGTACGTGTTCACGCTGGGCGGAAAAGGCAGTATTAGCTTCATACTTTCAGGCCCCTCTCATGTAACCAGTGGGCTGCACGCAGCCTGGCGTTTTCCTCACCGGCAAGCAGTGAGCGGATAATCCCGACCGCCTCGCTGTCGTCGTCCTTCACCGCGGTATGAAGAGTGATACCACGGGCCACGCCACGCTTTATCGTGATGACGCCTTTTTTCTCCAGTGCTCTAAGATGCTCCACCGCTGCATTCACTGAACGGTATCCCAGCATGGTTGCCACCTCCTGATTGGTTGGCGGGAAGCCACGTTCTTTCTGGTAAGAAATCAGCATATCCAGCACCTGCTGCTGGCATTGAGTTAACGTCGTCATTAAGCCCCCACGTAATTCCCTGACAGATACCACTCTTCACCCGATGCAGCGCGCTTGCTGCTTTTCCGTAAGCACCGCTCACGACGCGCCAGAAAATTGTTTCGTTCTGGCTGGGAGTGGCTTTCACGGAATGCCTCCATCCACACCGTTGCAGCTCGACGGAATAAGCCCCTGGACTCCAGTTCTTCAGCCTGGCGGGTCAGGCACAAAATCACCCGGGGGTCGTTAGTGCCGACATAGAAATTGCGCACAGGTCTGGTTTCACAAACTGGTTCCGGCTCCTGCGATATCTCAGCCTGGCGCGGGAAATGTCTGCGTGTATCCTCTTCACAACGGTGAGCCACACGCCCACTCTGACGTAACTTGCTTGCTGACTGCAGAACGCGCTGCCGTGAGTAACCTGCAAAAGCATCCGCAATGTCTCCGGAAGTACACCCCGGATGGGCTTCAATGAATTTCTGAACTTCATTCAAAAGACTCATAATCACCCCCTGAATCCTGCCGGGATCTGGCTGTAGTCCACGTTGTCGTAACTGGATTTGAAGTACGGGTCTTCGCGTTTTTCGGTGTACGTGCTTACGGACGGCGATAAGCGCAGGGAAAGCTCATCCCATTTTTCCCGCAGCTTCGACGGGCTGAGCACGTTACGGCACCAGAACGGATCGCGGCTGACGCGGCTGTACATCTCGCAGATTTGTTTATGAGTACGCCCATCCTGTACACACATCAGGCGAATTTCGTTTGCCCAGGCTGTCCAGTTCGGTTCTTTAGGACGTACCACTTCGCCGTCACATTCGGCGGCCTGCTCGTACAGAGCGATGATTTTTTTCCAGAGCCACTGTGCGCAGGCCAAATCATCCTGCGTTCCCCACTGGCGCTTTTTAGGGCTGAATACAACCGCATCAGGATGGCGAGTTAAAAACTCTTGTTCAGCCGTCTGCGTGTCCGGTTGCGAAGCGTCCGGACGAGAAGTTTTTTTATCTGACGGATCATGTTTTGATTTTACTGACGGATCCCCGCCAGATTCTGACGGGTGAAAACCCGCTTTTTTGCCAGATTTCGACGCATCAAATTTTGACTGGTCAGATTTTGATGCGTCAGATTTTGACGGGTCAGAATCTGACAGTTGAGAAAATGCCGCTGCCTGAAGCTTCGCAACGTTAAGCTGATAAACATTCGACGCATTGCGGTTACCCTGGCGACGCGCCTTACGCGTTAACCAGCCTTCCGCTTCCAGCCGTGCGATAGCCGTTCTGACGGTGCTCATCCCCGCGCCAATCTGGCGGGCAATGGTTTCAATTGATGGCCAGCACACACCTTCGTCATTACTGAAATCAGCCAGGCGGGCCATAATTGCCACGCTGGATAACTTCATGCCTGACGCAGCGCAACCATCCCATACATAGCCGGTTAATTTAGTGCTCATGACCGACCTCTATTTCCCTGAATTTACGACGAAACTGTTCGAGCGGGCTGAAGCACTCATGCTCATAGCCTTCGCGGAGGTAGATAACCCGTTGTGTTTCCGGTTCCCAACGAATGACTCTGACGGGCACTCCGTAGTGATCTTTGAACCAGCGGTTAACTTGTCGCAAAGGACTGTCTCCTTTTGCCGGTTGAAATCACCCACAGCCCACTCTGCAAAGCTGTGGGTTACAATTTCCCTGTCACCTGGTACATTCACTGCATAGCAATATTCCACCTTCGCTTTTCCACCCGGTACAGGAAGCGCAATCAGTTGCGAGCGACGGTAGTGTGTTGTTAAACTGTTCATGCGTTAGTTTCTCCACAACCAGAAGCAATCGACGCCACGACGCCCGGAGCTGCACACTCGCGGGCGTCATTACTTTCTGAAATGCAAAAAATTTTGTAGACAAGTGCTGCATGCTCCTGCAGCTTCGAAATTGAGAGATACAGCTCGTCGTTAATTGCTGTCTTCTCATGCGGTTCCACTACACCGTCTTCGATTGCTGAACGAATCTGTTTTGAATAACTGCCGATCTGTTCAATGACTTCCAGCAGACGCTGGTTAATATCGGCGTTGTCCACATCCTCGACGTCAGGAAGAGACACAAAGACGCCATTTGCAGACTGCGCCACAGCATCAGCAATGAAGTGAGTGCCACCAGCACGCTGTAAAACCATTGCCCATCCCAGCGGGAAAATCTGATCGCCATCTGCACGAAGGCGGTTGAATAAAGCGTTCTCTGTTACATCCAGCCAGTCAGCGGCTTCAGCGTAACCACCCGGCAACGCCGCGATAGTTTTTCTGACAGCTTTCACGTACCACTCAGGCTGTTTTTCTATTTTCCAGTGATGCTTACCCACGATTAGCCTCATCGTTCTGTGGTTAAAAATTGAAAGTGTTCTGCTAATCTTTCGGATAGATATCCGGTCTTAAGTCAGATTTCGTAATTGCACCTGACGTGCATTGCTCAAGTTTTTTAGCCAGCACAAAACTGGCTTTTTTATAGCCATTGAAAACCAGCCGTAAGTAGCCAGGTGTTGAGCCAACTTTTCCGGCCAACTCGCCCTGCTGTTCTTTGGTTAAAGAGTCCCAATACACTTTCATACAATATGTACCTCCGGTATACATATTACATGATTGAAATGAACCTTCAAGATACTTGTACCTTAACGGTACAAGGGTTTTAATTTTGTTATGAAAACAATCCATGACATCCGGCGGTCTAACGCCAGAAAACTGAGAGATGGTGTTGGCGGGAATTCTTCCTTTGCCACTATGATTGATCGCGAGCCAACCCAGACCAGCAGGTTTATGGGAGATGGTGCTACTAAAAATATCGGTGACAGCATGGCACGACACATCGAAAAATGTTTCGACCTGCCTGTCGGATGGCTCGATCAAGAACACCAGACAACGAACATCACAAAAAAACCTGATGTTTCAATCACTAATAAACAAATCACATTAGTCCCTGTCATATCATGGGTACAGGCCGGAGCATGGAAAGAAGTTGGATATTCTGAGGTTGATTTGAGCACAGCAGAAACGTATCCCTGCCCTGTACCCTGTGGGGAAATGACTTATATCTTGCGGGTGATAGGTGATTCAATGATTGATGAGTACCGCCCGGGAGACATGATTTTTGTCGATCCTGAAGTACCTGCCTGCCACGGTGACGACGTTATTGCATTGATGCACGATACAGGTGAAACCACCTTCAAAAGGTTGATAGAAGATGGGACACAGCGTTATCTCAAAGCGTTAAACCCAAACTGGCCTGAGCCTTACATTAAGATCAACGGTAATTGCTCTATAATTGGAACTGTGATTTTCTCAGGAAAACCAAGAAGATACAAAATCAAAGCCTAATCAATGTTTATGAACCTGCTTCGGCAGGTTTTTTTATACTTGACAATGTACCTATGAGATACATAATGTACCCAAGAGAAACAACAAACAGGCAGGACGCCCACGAAGTAGCCGCCTGGGGCATATGAAGTCCAGGATGATTCGTTAGCAACAAAAAAGCGCCCTACAGGACGCTTAGCTCTTTAACAATCTGGGTATCATCCAACCAATGCAAGATTTAAGGAATCCAAGGCGAATTCAGATCTCGCCCCAACTCACGTAATGATCTTGGTCGTTCGTACATCGGATTTTTTTCCATAAGAAATTTATTTTCACAGTGAAGGCAACGGCTTGTAAGAAAATGAGAAGTTTTACCTACTGGAAGCGGATGAAGTATCGATTTTATATTTTTGGAATAACAAAGTGGGCACAGATGCACAGTTATTTCTTTTCCACTCACAATTTCATTTTTAGAGTAAACAAAAGCACCAGAGTCAAGCTGATCAAGGACATATCCTTCTACCTTGGCACAAAAATCTTCAAACTCTGCAATTTTTGCTTTGAGATGCATCACCTCTTCATCACGAAGGCGGATCGCATCGCCAAGAGAGAAGCATTCTGCCTGAAGCGTGATTAGTTTGTTCTGGAGTTCAATGGTTGCAGCTTTAACTTCTGCATCCGTTTTCGCGTCATTAATAACCTTAGCAAGACCGGCAGTCTCCTTTATAGCGGCCATAGCCGCAGACAGTTCAGCTATCACGTTGAATACTCAGCTAGTTGTTGGGGATATCCAGATTAACCAAATCCTTGTTGTTGGGGAATAACCAGGTCCACCTCGCCTGATGTGGCTAAAAGCAGGCACATAACAGCTAAGTATTTTCAACCAGAGAGAATCCTTAGCGTTGTGGTGAATGCGGCTCAGCGCACGCGGGTTAAGGTTGAGGCTGACAGTCGACCTTCTGTGGATACCCACCCGCCTGGTGTGCAACCTTCGCCAGGCACCGGGAGGCACCCGGCACCACAACTTTATGCTGTGTGTAGTCCTGGCGGTACCAGCTTGTACCCTTGCTTCCGGCTGGTACCGTCCTTTTTACAAAACAGAGAAGAGCATCACCGGACGACGGGCTCATAACCCAATCCATCCGGGCGGCGGCCACCACAGGTGTTCTTCTCTGTTTTGTGGAGAAACTAATCGGCCTTGCAGGGTCGATATGATGAGGAGCAGCAAAATGGCTAGCGAACGCAGTACTGATGTGCAGGCATTTATCGGGGAGCTGGACGGCGGCGTATTTGAAACCAAAATCGGCGCAGTTCTCAGTGAAGTCGCTTCCGGTGTGATGAACACGAAAACCAAAGGTAAGGTCTCACTCAACCTGGAAATCGAACCATTTGATGAGAACCGTGTGAAAATCAAACACAAACTCTCATATATTCGCCCGACTAACCGCGGGAAAATTTCCGAAGAAGACACCACCGAAACGCCGATGTATGTCAATCGCGGTGGTCGCCTGACTATTCTGCAGGAAGACCAGGGACAATTACTGACTCTTGCCGGTGAACCTGACGGAAAACTCCGCGCAGCAGGTCGTTAATATCGTTCGTAATAAACTGATTATTTATCTCATCACTGAATATCTTTATATAGTGAGGACTTATTATGTCTCAGAACTTAGACGCAACCGCAATTAATCAAATCCATGCCCTTATTTCTGCTCAGGGTGTTAATGAAATTATCAGTAAGATTGGTGCCGATGCTGTGGCATTGCCTGAGAATTTCCGCATTCATGATCTGGAAAAATTTAATTTAAATCGCTTCCGTTTCCGTGGTGCACTTTCCACTGCCAGCATCGATGATTTTACCCGTTATTCTAAAGATCTTGCAGATGAAGGCACCCGCTGCTTTATCGATGCCGATAATATGCGTGCCGTCAGTGTGCTTAACCTGGGTACTATTGATGAGCCAGGTCACGCAGATAACACTGCCACTCTCAAACTGAAAAAGACAGCACCGTTCTCTGCTCTGTTGTCTGTTAACGGCGAGCGTAACTCCCAGAAGTCACTGGCAGAATGGATCGAAGACTGGGCCGACTACCTTGTGGGCTTTGATGCTAATGGTGACGCCATTCAAGCAACAAAAGCGGCTGCGGCAGTCCGTAAAATCACGATTGAAGCAAACCAGACCGCTGATTTTGAAGATAATGACTTCAGCGGCAAACGCTCCCTGATGGAGTCTGTCGAAGCGAAGACCAAAGACATTATGCCAGTGGCATTTGAATTTAAATGCGTTCCGTTTGAAGGTCTGAAAGAACGTCCGTTTAAATTACGCCTCAGCATTATCACTGGCGATCGTCCTGTACTGGTTCTGCGCATTATTCAGCTGGAAGCGGTGCAGGAAGAAATGGCTAACGAATTTCGTGATCTGCTTGTTGAGAAATTCAAAGACAGCAAAGTAGAAACCTTTATTGGTACTTTCACCGCCTGATTTCATTACTGCAAATGCCCCTGCGGGGGCATTTATGGAAACGTAATTAACTCAATAATCACCGGATGGTGAGGGCTTCCTTTTACCAGAATTCAGCGCGGTGCAGTGCATATACGTGGAGAACAAAATGTCATTTATTAAAACTTTTTCCGGGAAGCATTTTTATTATGACAAGATAAATAAAGACGACATCGATATTAACGATATCGCGGTTTCCCTTTCAAATATCTGTCGCTTTGCCGGTCATCTTTCGCACTTCTACAGCGTCGCCCAACATGCGGTTCTTTGCAGCCAGCTGGTGCCGCAGGAATTTGCTTTTGAAGCGTTAATGCATGATGCAACAGAAGCGTATTGCCAGGACATTCCCGCACCACTGAAACGCCTTCTTCCTGACTATAAACGGATGGAAGAAAAAATAGACGCCGTAATCCGTGAGAAATACGAGTTACCCCCAGTTATGAGTACACCCGTGAAATATGCCGATCTCATCATGCTGGCAACCGAACGCCGCGATCTCGGGCTTGATGATGGCTCTTTCTGGCCTGTACTGGAAGGCATCCCGGCAACAGAGATGTTCAACGTGATTCCACTGGCACCGGGTCATGCCTACGGGATGTTTATGGAACGTTTTAACGATTTATCGGAGTTACGCAAATGCGCATGAATGTTTTCGAAATGGAAGGGTTTCTTCGCGGGAAATGTGTACCGCGAGATCTGAAAGTGAACGAAACAAATGCTGAGTACCTGGTACGTAAATTCGACGCGCTTGAAGCTAAATGTGCGGCACTGGAAAACAAAATAATACCAGTGTCAGCTGAACTGCCACCAGCAAATGAAAGTGTTCTGTTATTTGATGCTAATGGAGAAGGCTGGCTGATTGGCTGGCGTTCTCTCTGGTACACCTGGGGACAAAAAGAAACCGGAGAATGGCAGTGGATATTTCAGGTCGGGGACCTTGAAAACGTCAATATCACTCACTGGGCAGTAATGCCAAAAGCACCGGAGGCTGGAGCATAATGACCACATTTACCAATAAAGAACTGATTAAAGAAATCAAAGAACGAATCAGCAGCCTAGAGGTTCGAGACGATATTGAGCGCCGTGCTTATGAAATCGCACTCGTATCTCTGGAAGTAGAGCCAGATGAACGCGAAGCCTATGAATTATTCATGGAAAAGCGTTTCGGTGACTTAGTAGATCGTCGGAGAGCAAAAAACGGCGATAACGAATACATGGCATGGGATATGACTCTCGGTTGGATCGTCTGGCAGCAACGAGCTGGTATCCATTTTTCAACAATGACACAGCAAGAGGTGAAATAATGGAGCCATACAGCCTCACACTCGATGAGGCCTGTTCATTGCTCAATGATATCCAGACCTACCATCGCCGCATCAATGCGGCTTTTTCTTGCGTGTAATTGCGGAGACTTTGCGATGTACTTGACACTTCAGGAGTGGAACGCTCGCCAGCGACGCCCAAGAAGCCTTGAAACAGTTCGTCGATGGGTGCGCGAATGCAGGATATTCCCTCCTCCGGTTAAGGATGGAAGAGAGTATCTGTTCCACGAATCAGCGGTAAAGGTTGACTTAAATCGACCAGTAACAGGTAGCCTTTTGAAGAGGATCAGAAATGGGAAGAAGGCGAAGTCATGAGCGCCGGGATTTACCCCCTAACCTTTATATAAGAAACAATGGATATTACTGCTACAGGGACCCAAGGACGGGTAAAGAGTTCGGATTAGGCAGAGACAGGAGGATAGCAATTACTGAAGCAATACAGGCAAACATTGAGTTATTTTCAGGACACAAACACAAGCCTCTGACAGCGAGAATCAACAGTGATAATTCTGTTACGTTACATTCATGGCTTGATCGCTACGAAAAAATCCTCGCCAGCAGAGGAATCAAGCAGAAGACACTTATAAATTACATGAGCAAAATTAAAGCAATAAGGAGGGGGCTACCTGATGTTCCACTTGAAGACATCACCACAAAAGAAATTGCAGCAATGCTCAATGGATACATAGACGAGGGCAAGGCGGCGTCAGCCAAGTTAATCAGATCAACACTGAGCGATGCATTCCGAGAGGCAATAGCTGAAGGCCATATAACAACAAACCCGGTCGCTGCCACTCGCGCAGCAAAATCAGAGGTAAGGAGATCAAGACTTACGGCTGACGAATACCTGAAAATTTATCAAGCAGCAGAATCATCACCATGTTGGCTTAGACTTGCAATGGAACTGGCTGTTGTTACCGGGCAGCGAGTTGGTGATTTATGCGAAATGAAGTGGTCTGATATCGTAGATGGATATCTTTATGTCGAGCAAAGCAAAACAGGCGTAAAAATTGCCATCCCAACAGCATTGCATGTTGATGCTCTCGGAATATCAATGAAGGAAACACTTGATAAATGCAAAGAGATTCTTGGCGGAGAAACCATAATTGCATCTACTCGTCGCGAACCGCTTTCATCCGGCACAGTATCAAGGTATTTTATGCGCGCACGAAAAGCATCAGGTCTTTCCTTCGAAGGGGATCCGCCTACCTTTCACGAGTTGCGCAGTTTGTCTGCAAGACTCTATGAGAAGCAGATAAGCGATAAGTTTGCTCAACATCTTCTCGGGCATAAGTCGGACACCATGGCATCACAGTATCGTGATGACAGAGGCAGGGAGTGGGACAAAATTGAAATCAAATAATGATTTTATTTTGACTGATAGTGACCTGTTCGTTGCAACAAATTGATAAGCAATGCTTTTTTATAATGCCAACTTAGTATAAAAAAGCAGGCTTCAACGGATTCATTTTTCTATTTCATAGCCCGGAGCAACCTGTGAACACATTTTCAGTTTCCCGTCTGGCGCTGGCATTGGCTTTTGGCGTGACGCTGACCGCCTGTAGCTCAACACCGCCCGATCAACGTCCTTCTGATCAAACCGCGCCTGGTACCTCTTCTCGCCCGATTCTGTCGGCAAAAGAAGCGCAGAATTTCGATGCTCAACACTATTTTGCATCCCTGACACCAGGTGCGGCAGCGTGGAATCCTTCCCCGATTACCCTGCCTGCGCAACCTGACTTTGTTGTCGGCCCGGCGGGTACTCAAGGTGTAACGCATACCACGATTCAGGCGGCGGTAGATGCGGCAATTATCAAGCGCACCAACAAGCGCCAGTATATTGCCGTGATGCCTGGTGAGTATCAGGGAACGGTGTATGTCCCTGCCGCTCCGGGTGGAATTACTCTGTACGGTACAGGTGAAAAACCGATTGATGTGAAGATTGGGCTTTCCCTTGATGGGGGCATGAGCCCTGCCGACTGGCGTCACGACGTCAACCCGCGCGGCAAATATATGCCAGGTAAACCAGCGTGGTATATGTACGATAGCTGCCAGAGCAAACGCAGCGACAGTATCGGTGTTCTCTGCTCTGCGGTCTTCTGGTCACAAAACAATGGCCTGCAACTGCAAAATCTGACCATCGAAAACACGCTGGGCGATAGCGTAGATGCGGGTAACCATCCGGCGGTGGCACTGCGTACTGATGGTGACAAAGTGCAGATCAATAACGTCAACATTCTCGGTCGTCAGAATACCTTCTTTGTCACCAACAGTGGTGTGCAAAACCGTCTGGAAACCAACCGTCAGCCGCGTACTCTGGTGACCAACAGTTACATTGAAGGGGATGTGGATATCGTTTCTGGTCGCGGCGCAGTGGTGTTCGATAACACCGAATTCCGCGTGGTGAACTCACGTACTCAGCAAGAAGCGTATGTGTTTGCACCGGCTACGCTGTCTAACATCTATTACGGTTTCCTCGCCGTAAACAGCCGTTTCAATGCTTCCGGTGATGGCGTGGCGCAACTGGGTCGCTCGCTGGATGTTGATGCCAATACCAACGGTCAGGTGGTGATCCGTGATAGCGCCATCAACGAAGGTTTTAACACAGCCAAACCCTGGGCTGATGCGGTGATCTCTAATCGTCCGTTTGCGGGTAACACCGGCAGCGTTGATGATAACGACGAAATACAACGCAATCTGAATGACACTAACTACAACCGCATGTGGGAATACAATAACCGCGGCGTGGGTAGCAAAGTGGTTGCAGAGGCGAAGAAGTAA